TTAGCTACTGATAAAGCATACACAAAACCCATGAAATTAGCATTATTAAGCAGAAAATACGTAGATTTTTTACAACAACCTTACGAATATATGTACAATTATGTACATACTGGTAATGAAAAAGCAGTAAAACTTCTTAAACATCTTAATTGTACTTTTGATTCGGAGATTACAAAAAATAATAATTTAAGTTTTGTAAAATTTTCTCGTTGCAAAAAACATTAATATAATATATAGATTTATATAGCAGTCCCAGAGTATTGAAGTATTGCCCATTTGGATAACCTTACAAAGATAGGCTGGATAAACTCGGTGAAACTTTTTTAACTTAATAAGGAGGACTTATGTCTATAGGAATAAGCACTGCTTTTATAAAACAGTTTGAGAGTGATGTTCACATGGCTTATCAGCGAATGGGATCAAAACTTAAAGACACCATCAGACAAAAACCAAGTGTGAATGGTAATCAAGCAGTTTTTCAAAAAGTAGGAAAAGGCTCTGCTGTCCAAAAATCAAGACATGGACAAGTGCCGATCATGAATATCGACCATACAAACGTAACAGTTACACTACAAGATTTCTTTAGTGCTGACTATGTCGATAGACTAGACGAACTAAAAACCAACATTGATGAAAGAATGGTAGTAGCACAGAGTAGTGCTGGTGCGTTAGGAAGAAAGACTGACGAACTAATTACTACTGCTCTTGATGGAACATCAAACCTATCAGGTAACTCTGACTCAGATGGTTTAACAATAGCCAAGATAAATGGTGTATTTGGATCAATGGGTGAAGGTGATATACCTGATGATGGTGATAGATACTTTGTAGTATCACCTGATGGTTGGATTGATTTATTAGGAATCAATGCGTTTGCTGATGCAGACTTCATTGGACCAGATGAACTTCCATACAAAGGTGGTATGGTTGCTAAAAGATGGCTTGGTTTTATGTGGATGACACATAGTGGACTACCAGTAACAGGTGGTAGAAGACAATGTTTCGCATATCACAGATCTGGAATAGGTGTAGCTATGGGTGCAGATGTAACCACAGAAATTAACTACATTCCAGAAAGAGTGTCTAATTTAATAACTGCATATATGAGTCTGGGTGTTGTCTTAATTGACGATAACGCAGTCTTTGAAGTGCAAATAACTGAATAGGAGGTACACATGGCTTACGTAGCAAGTGATTTATACAAAGTTGGTGGTGCTAATCCTGGTATGTGGATATACAAATCTACAGAAGCAGTTGGCGACATTGACAACTCAGGGTACTTTAATAGTGCTACTAATGAGTTAAAGCAGTTTGATGTTATAGTTATTATAAGTGCTACTGGTGGTACACCAGCAGTAGACTTAGCAACTGTAACTTCAGCTACAGGAGCGGCAACAGTAACAGTCGCACTTTTAGCATAACTTAAACAAGGAGTGGGGAGAGTAATCTCCCCAAACCTATATGGCAACAACAAAGATAGATATATGTGCAAGAGCATTAGTAATGATAGGAGCAAGTCCTATTAGTTCTTTTTCAGATGGCACTACAGAAAGTACAGTAGCGAGTAACTTGTACTTAGATACAATTAAAAATATGTTATCAAGTTATCGTTGGAGATTTGCTAGTAAACAATCACAACTTTCAAGACTAACTGATACACCAGATCATAGATGGGATTCAGCATATCAAGTACCCTCAGACTTAGTAGGATTACATGGTGTGTTTGTAAACGATACACCTATTAAATTTGAAAGATATGGAGATATGGTCTATAATGATGCAGTATCAAGCGATAGTGTATATGCAGATTATACTTTTTATGATGAGTCAGCAACAAATCCTGAAGTATTTTTTCCACCATATTTTATATTCTCAGCAGAATTAGTACTAGCTTCTATATTTGCTTTTGCTGTAGCACAGAATACATCATTATCAGATTCATTAGAAATTAAATCACAAAGGCAAATAGCTTTAGCTAAAAACTTAGATGCACAACAAAGAACATCCAGTAGGTTACGTACTACTAGATTCACTAATACTCGTAACTCAACAGGACTTGGTAATATTACTGGAACTGTGGAGTAAGTGTGGCAAAAACTAGAGCAATACTAAGACAATTAAAAACAACTTTTCAGGCTGGTGAATTAGATCCTATGATGAACTTGCGTAGTGATACTTCTGCCTATACAAATGGAGCAAAGAAAATGCAAAATGTATCTTTGTTTTCACAAGGTGGTTTTAAAAGACGTAATGGTACAAAACGATATGCAAGTTTACCTGGCAATGCTAGACTAGTAGGTTTTGATTTTGATGATAATGAACAGTATATATGTGCATTTAGTAATACAAGAGTAGATATATATTATTTAGGAAACGATAGTTTAACGCAAACTATTACATCATGTCCTTGGGGAACATCTATTTTATTTGAAATGCAATTTACACAAGCTGGTGATACTATGATAATTACACATCCTAGTATGGCAACACAAGTTATAACAAGAACAAGTCTTACAGCATTTAGTAGATCTAACTTTGCTTTTGATACTGATACAGAAAATGTATACCAACCATATTATAAATTTGCATCTAGTGCAGTAACATTATCATCAAGTGGTACTACAGGATCAGTAACAATTACATCTAGTGCAGATCATTTTAATGCTGATTATGTAGGTTCTTATATTAAAATAGAAAATACTACTTTAGAAATTACAGGACACACAAATGCAACTACAGTTACAGCTACAATAGAAGGCACACTGAAAAAAAAATTAATCAATGATCCTTTTACTACAGCAGTAGGTACAAAAACAATTACTGTAAATGATCCTTTACATGGATTAACAAATAATGCAAGTGTTACTATAGCTGGTGCTAATACAGTAGATACAATTACTGCTGGTAATATTAACGGAGCAAGAACCATAACAGTATTAAATGAAGATAGTTATAGTTTTACTGCTGGTGGATCTACTAATGCAGATAATACTGATGCTGGTGGTGGAACTGCTGTATTTATTACAAGTCCAAATCAAGCAAATACAGAATGGCAAGAACAAGTTTTTAGCACAGTAAGAGGTTATCCAGCTTCAGCAACATTTCATGATGGTAGGCTGTGGTTTGGTGGTTCATCTAGTTTACCAGATTGGTTATGGGCATCTAAAGTAGATCAGTATTTTAATTTTGATCTTGGTGAATCAGATGATGCAGATAGCATACAATCTTCTATTGGTGCATCACAAGTAGCTGACATAAGACATTTACAATCTAATAGACACTTACTTATATTTACAGCTAATGGAGAATTTTTTGCTCCACAAGCTACACAATCTGTTTTAACTCCTAGTAATTTTACAGCACGTAGACAAACTACACATGGATGTAGTCATGTAAATATAAAAACATTAGAAGGTGGTGCTTTATTTGTACAAAAGCATGGTAGAGCAGTAAGAGAATTATTATTTACAGATTTAGAATTATCTTACTCAGCTACAAACATTAGTGTATTAGCTAGTCATTTAATAAATACTCCAATAGATATGACTATATTACAAGGTACAGCAGAACGACCAGAATCTTATGCAATATTTATAAACACAGATGGTACTGCTGGTGTGTTTCATGCAGTTCGTTCTGAAAAATTAGCTGGTTGGACAGAATGGAAAACAACAACAGGTGCTACATTTAAAAGTATAGAAGCAGTAGGAAGTAGATTATTCTTTACAGTATATAGGAATTCAACTTATTATATAGAAGAAATGGGAACAGAAGAAAATACATTAGATCATTCAAGTACTTTTACAATAGGAAGTGCTGGTACTACATTTACAGGACTAAGTAATTATGCTAGTAAAACTGTAAATGTACGTAGTGGTGATTATCATATGGGTACATTTGCAGTAACTAGTGGTGGTGTATTAGAACTGTCTTCTGGATTTGATACTACAACTATTACAGTAGGATATGATTATGATGTAGAAGTAGAAACTATGCCAGTAGAAACAGTAGTAACAACTGGTTCTTTACAAGGTAAACCTAAAAGAATTAGTAAAGTAGTATTAGGTTTAAACTCTGCATTAGCTACTACTATATCAAATAACAAACTTACACTTAGACAAGTAACAGATGATTTATCAAATGCACCTACACCAATAACAGGTAAAAGAGATTTCTATTTGTTAGGTTATAATAAAGATGCGACAGTTAGTATAACACAATCAGATCCTTTACCAGTAAGAATAACAGGATTAATTATGGAGTATATGTTTTAATGTGTGACCCAGTATCAGCGGCAGTAGCGGCAACAGCAATAACTGCTGGCTCTCAAATATATCAAGGAAAAGTTCAAGCAAGAATGGCAGAAAACAGTAATGCTTTGATGAAGTTTCAAACATCTGAACAAATTACTGAAGTAAAAGAACAAAAAAGAATAAATGCAATTCAAGCTAGAGAAGAAGAAATAGAAAGAAGAAGACTGCTAGAACAAGATTTATCAGCTTTAACTGCTTATAATCGAGGTTTTGCTTCATCAAGTAAAGACAATATTAAATCAACTGCACAAGAATTATTTGGAGCAGATGTAGCAACTAATAGATTTAATTTAACTATAGCTAATACACAAGCTGATAGACAAATAGGTGTATTAACTGCTCAAGGAAATATGCCTAGTTATGCTAGTTCTATAAGAACTGCATCCTACATAAATGCAACAGCTACAGCTTTTAGTGGATATAGTAATTATCTATCTGTTAAAACTCCAACACCTACTAAACCTACAGTTACAAGTAGTTACACTCCTGGTGGTGTTACAAATGTAGCTAGTCGTGGACCAGGGAAAACAACAGGTTTTGCAAATAAAGGATATACATTTAAAGGATAATAATGGTAACAAGATATAAAGATACAAGAAGAATAAGAACAGCAGATAAACCAAAGGTAAACTATAATATATCTATAGATACTACTGGTCAAGAATCTATAGCTAAATCTTTAATACAAGCTAGCCAAACTATAAGTAATGTATATATGCAAAAAGCAAAAGAAAATGCATTAAGGCAAGCACAACTAGATCAAAGTCAAGCACCGATAGAAATGATTGATGGAGTTCCTCAGTATAAAGAAATGTCAGAAGGAGGAACTATATACAATGATGCTTACAATCAAGCATCAAGAGTAGCTTATGAAAATTCTTTAGAAAATTCTGTTACTTCTAAAATTAATAGAATAAAAAAAGAATTTTATGAAGATCCAATAAAAAGACAAGATGTAAATAATTTAGCTAGTATGTTAGATAATGAATTAGCACCAATGAGAGATAATGTTTCTCCTCAATTTTTAAACAAATTTGATATTATAGTTGGAGATAAAGTAAATCCTTTATTATCTAGTGTTACAAAAGAAAATGCAAATTTAGCTAGAAGCAATAAAGTATCTGCATTAACACAACAAAATAAAAGATTAGAAAGTGAATTAATGGCAATGTTACCTGTAAGAGATAAAAATGGTAAATTAATATTATCTGATAAATATTATCAGAAAAGAGAAGAATTAAAACAAAATATTATTACCACTAATATGATATCTAATGGTACGTATTCTATTGAAAATATAAATCAAATAGATGCAAATTTATTAGGATTTGTTGAATATAATAAACTAGCATATAAACTTAACGAAACAAATGAATTAGGAGAACCTAAAGTAACAATAGGTCAATTAGATACAATAAGACAAATTTTAAATGGTGATCCTAATAAAAAAGTAGTACTTGATGATGGAACTATTTTTGACAAAAAGAATGTAGATAAATTATATCCATAAAATGAAATAAAAAATTCAGTAAGAGAAAAATTTAATACTTATTATAATCAAAGATTAAGAGGAGATACATCATATGGTAATGCTGTAACTGAAATGGATAATATAGTAACAGAATATAATATTTTAATTGATGAAAAAAAATTATCTATTGATGAAATAAGAGAACAAAATAAAATTTTTGAAGGTAAGATAAATGATATTGAAGGTGGCGATAGTATTAAACAAAAGGCACAACTTAATCAAGCAAAAAATAAAGCTATAAATATAATTAAAAGTAAAACGTCAAGTATAACTTCAGACATAAATGAAAATAATTATAAAAGTAATTTAAAAAATGTAGCTAAAGATGTACAAATAAATTTAGGAACAGATTATAATTCTTTTCAAGAAGCAGTAAAGAATTATATACTATTAGATTCTGACTCTACTGAAGCTAAACAATTACAAACAGTAAATGAACAAACTTTTGAAACAACAAAAAAATTTATTACTGAAGCATCAGTGCAAAATGTAGATATAATACAAGAATTAATAGAAATAGTAGAAGGTAACAAAACATTAGTACCAGGAGAAATACTAGGTCATACAAGAAAAGATTTATATAATAAATTAAAGCCACTTAAACCATTTATTTTAAATGAATTAAAAGCATTTAAATCTACAAATAAACAACCAAGTGCTAGATCTATATCAAATAAAAAAATAATAAGTAATATTACAGCTAGTGAACCAAATAGGTTATCTGCATTAAGTACTTCAAGTAGTGATGTAAATAATTTAATAAATGATTTAATAAGCGACAATGAAGTATCAAATACAGATATAGAAGTATTTACAAAGTTAATAGAAAATGGTTATAAAGCTACTCAATTAGGTGTAATAATAAAAGATACACTAGCTACAGGCAATGTAGATAATTTAAATAAAATAGTAGTTCCTTTAATAGATGCAATAGATAAAGCAAAACAGCCATTAGAAAAAATAAATTTAAGTAATGTAAATTATGGTTTTGTAAAATCATTTATGACTGTTAGTCCAAATCAAAGACAAGATGTAATGACAGCATATGTTAATTTTAAATCGGATAAAACTAGTGATAGAATTAAATTGCAATTAGCTACTATATTTAATGAATTTAATGATACACCTTCAGATTTAGCAAATGTAGTAAAAAAAAGTGAGAATAAAGTTTTTCAAGATGTAGTAGCAGAAGTATACAATGATTTATTTAATAAAATAGATGAAGAAAAAAGACATAAATTAAAAGATGCTATAGAAAAACAATTACATTTTACTTTATTTAATAATGTTTTAAGAAATGAAACTATTGAAATAAAAAAAAATGATTTTAAAAATGAAATAAAGGATATATTAGAAATAACTACAGATGGTGATATGCCATCTTATAAATTAAATGATGATGCAGTTACTAATGTAAATGAAGATTTTACTTATACACATAATGTAATTACAAATAATCAAGGAGAACAAATAGAAGCTGATATTAACAATCCATATGCACCAATAATAAAATCTGCTGAAAGATTCGGTGAGTATTTTGGTTCAGATAGATTTCATTTTGGTGCTATACTTACAACATTAAATGTATATCAACAAATAAAAGAACAAAATGGAACTATAAATTTAAGTGAAGCTGGTAGAAAACAAAACACTTGGAAAGGTAAACTTTCAGAAATAAGTAGAGGTATAGGTATAAATAAAGTAAAAGAAGAAACTGCTTTTGAAGGGATAGTAGGAGATGTAATAGGAAATCAAACAGAAAATAATAACATGGTTGATGCTTTTACTATAGATGGTATGCCAGTATTACCAGAAAATTTAAAATATGTATCTAATCCAAACTTAGCAAGTAATGAAAGATATGTAAAAGTAACTTTTAGAACAGATGGACAAGATGAAGTTTTACCTATAATGAATAACAACAATGAACCAATAGTTATTACAATACCTGAAAATAAATCTGATATATTAAGGTATACTTCAAATCAATATTCATTTGAAAAAGAAAGAATACTAAATGTAAACCCTGAAAAAGCTAAGTTTATACAAGAAAACATAGATATGCTAAATACTAATTCTGGTGCAAATAATATAGCATTAAATATTGATAACGCAAAAATAGTTAATAAAAAATTAAATCCAGTAAAAAAATTATTACCATTATCAAATAATAAATATGGAGATATTTTAGTAAAAGAAAGAAATATTATAAATCATAATAGGTCATTTTATACATTATCTATAGAAGCAAATGAAAGTTTTAATGAATCTTATTCTGATTATATAATAGAAAAAAATAATAAGTTTTACATACTACCTAGTAGAGAAATACAAAAAGTAGAAGATACAAATATATATAAAATATTTCCTATAAGTGAAAAAGAATCTTTAAAAAAATATTTTAATATAAATAAAATGCCAGTATATGATTCTAAAGAACAAGCTAATGAAGGTTTGAAAAGAATTAATAGAGTTAAAATGGAAGATAAAAAACTTATACAATGAAATTAAGTCCTAGAAAAAATTTAACATTTAATGCAATACCAGAAAACCCTCCCAGTTTTTGGGAAAATGTAGCCAATGAATATAGGTATAGTTATTTACCATCTGTTCATGCAATAAAACAATTAGCTATAGGAAAACCAGATCCAAATTTTACAGTTACTAATGATATGTTAGTTGATGAACCATCAGAATTAATTGATGAATTGATTAATTCTAAAAGTCAACAAGAGTATGATTATCATAAAAACTTATACAAACGTATGAGTAATTTAAAAAATACAATGGGAGTTCATGGTGGATTTGGTTCAGCTTTATTTTCTGGTATATTAAGACCTGAAAATTTAATACCATTACCTGGAGCATTAGGTGTAGGTTTTGCAAAAGGAGCATTAAGAGTAGGTGCTGGATCTGCTGGTATTACTGCTGGAACAGAAATAATAAGAGCTCCATCAGATCCTACATATCAACCAACAGAAAGTGTATTTGCTATAGGTGGTTCTGCTTTTTTTGGTGGGTTATTAGGTGGTGCTATAGGTAAAGTAACAGCTAATAGAATAGGTAAAAATATATCTAATGCTACAGCTTACGATAATGGACAAGATGCTGTAACAAAAAAAGTAAAGGTTAAAGGTAAAGCACCTAATGATAAAATGGCAAAAGAAGTTACTACACCAGTAATGAATATAGAACCTAACACTATCTTAAAAGAAGAAGGAGTAATTCCAGTAGAAGAAGACCCTAGATTAAATGCTCAATTAGATACAGGTTATCAAAAAACAGGAGTTGGATATGAATTTTTTACAAGAGGTTCTACTTTAGGAAATTTATTACACAGAACAAATAGTCAATTAATGGAAGATTGGGTTATCTCAGTAGTAGGAGATGCTGGTGCTAATACAAAAAAGGTTGCTAGAGGTGGAGTTCCTTTTACAAGAGGTACGGTAAATTTAAATCGTGGACCATGGTATGGAGCATCTTATGGTTATATAGAAGACATGAGAGATATATGGTTAAAAAGTAAAGGTATACAAAGTCCAAGAATAGTTGGCACTCAAAATTTATCTTTTACTGCTGAAAATATAAGAACAAAAATAAACAAAGCAGAATCATTTGAAGAATATACAGAGAGAGTAACTAAAGCAAATATAAAAGCATCTTATTTTGGTAATGATGATGTAATAGCAAATGAACCTAAATATGTATTAGATGGTGTAAGGCTTACTAGATCATTAAATGAGAGAACATTACAAGAAGGGCAAGATGCTGGTTTAATGAATACTAGTAAAAATTTAAATACAAAAATGGATGCTTTAGCAAAATTTTCTGGAGATAGAGTTTCTAAATTAGAGCAATTAAAATCACAAATACCTAAAACAACTAAACCACAAACATTAAAATTGCTTATTCGTAATGAAGAAGAAGCATTAGAAAATTCTTTAAGAGAAATGCATATCTTAGAAAGATTTAGTTTTTCATTAATAAGAACAGAAAAAAAACTGTATGGTGCTTTAGATGAAGTATTAGAAAAAATAGATACAGATGATAGATTAACTGAAACTTATACAGATATTATGAATAAAATGTCTAAGAAAGCTGGAGATAGAGAAAAATTTTATAAACAATTATCAGAAAAAATACAGCTATCACAAATACAAAGACAAGAAAGAGATTTAAAAATATTTGTAGAATTAAGAAAACAATTTGAAGAAAGTGGTTTATCTGATGATGCTATGAAATATATGGAAATATTAGATGATCGTATAAATAATCATAAATATACACCTAAGCAACAAAAAATATTAGATGAATATGCTATATTAAAAAAAGATAAACAAGCTGGGTTTTCAAAAAAACAAAAAGATTTTTATAAAAAAATGGAAACACAATTAAAAGAACCATTAGAATTTAATGTAAGAGCTTCTATTAATTCTCTTAAAGATTCTATTAAATCTATTAATAAAGATTTTACAAGACCTGCTGGAGAAAATCATTATACTATGCGTAAGTATATGACAGATACTATTATAGATAAAAGAGATGCATTTCATAATGAAGTAATAATACCATATATAATGGAAAATCCATCAGGTAAATTAGCAAAATTAATAGATTTACAACAAAATGGACAAGAACTTATAGAACCAGCAACTGAAGAATTAGCCGAAAATTCTTTACTTACAAGATTAGATTTACCAAAAGAATATTTTAAATTAATTAAAAGTAAAAAAACATTAGATAGACAAGTAGATGATATTATTAAATTTAATAATAAAAATATCTATATATTAGAAGATGGTAGATATTATTTTTATAGAGAAAAAGATTTTGGAAGTTTTGCAGATAGATTTGGCAAAGAAAATTTAGATATAGATACTGCACCACTTGTAGCAAAAAGTGGTTTATATAAAAAAAGAATAAAGGGAACTACTTATGATGCTTTTAAATATAATTCTAATGAACTAGGAGATAATATAAGTAGACAGCAGTTAAATATGTTAGCTAGGCAAGCAAGATATATAGATAAAAAATACAAAGGAAAAATACCTAATGAAATTTATGAAGAATTAATCGTATTTAGTAATAAAAGAAAAGCATCTAATGTAATGCAATTCTTTGATAGAACTACTAAAAAGAAAAATTTTCAAACTAAATTAGATGATGGAACAGGTTTACCTTTACCTTTTTCTATAGGAAAAAAAACAAAAACATTATTAGGTTTTGAAGATGGATCGTTAGCTAAAACAACAGTAACAGATGAAATGATAAAAAAACAAGCAGATATACAAGCCACCAAAATAATAAATAAAATTATTGGAGAAGGTGATGCTCAAGACTATGATGGTATTGCTGGTAGAGGGTTACAAAAATTTGTTATGCACAGGAATTTTAATATACCTAATTATTTTTTATTAAAAGAACATAATGGTATAGCAGATTTTATAGATACTAATGGTGCAGATTTAATGAGAACATATTTAAATAAATTTGGTCCAGCATTAGAAATGGCAAGAATGTTTAATGGTGATAGATTTGGTAAAATGAAATTATACGAAGCATTTGATGATGTTATTTTAAGACATAGTGACGAAATAGAAATAAATGCTAAAGATTTTGAAGATAGACTATTTTATCAAAAAGATGATATAGAAGAAATGACTGATGCAATATTAAATAGATCACCAAGAGGTATGGAAATTGGAAGTGCATCAAATAGAATAGTAAAAGCAGCACAACAATTTGCACAATTTACAATGATGGGAACAGCAACAATAGCTGGATTTGCTGATTTTGGAAAAATAATTTTATCAAGAGGAATAAAAGAAGTATTTGGTAGATACCTTATAAGCTGGTTTAGAGATGTAGAATCTGTAAATTTAAAAGATGCATCAAATAAACATATGGTAAGGTTTTTAGGTGATGGTATGGAAACAGTATCTGGTGCTGGTGCATCAAGAGTAGTAGAACAAGGATCTGGAATTGGAGAAATAAATAATAGAGTATTAGGAAGAACTGGAGATAAACTATTTGAATTTTTTGATAAGGTATCTGGTAGTTTTTATAATGTTAATTTATTAAATCATTGGACAGCTACTATGAAAAGAATGGTAATACCTATGAGTGTAGATAGAATTATTAGAACTGGTGCTATGGTGGCAAATGATTATAAAGGAGATAAAGCACTTAAACAATATCTACAAGATGATTTAGATATATTAAGGTCGTTTGGTTTAGAAAAAAAAGATTTATCTAAAATATATAACTTATGGAAAAAAAATGGAGCTCCTAAAAGTAGAGATATATATTATTCTAATGCTGATAAATGGATGGATGAAGACCCTGAGTTATTTAGAAAATATATTGCATCAGTGAGAGCAGATGTTTTAAGTACAGTTATCACACCCACTGAAGCAGATAAACCATTATTATCATATGGTTTATTTAAAGGAGAAAGATTTAGTAAATCTATGAAAAATAGACAACATAATATTTTTAAGTTACCTATACAATTTATGTCTTGGGGATTGGCGGCAAGTAATAAAATAGTTTTATCTACTTTACAAGGTAGACATCAAGGAGTAGCATCTGGAATAATGTCTATGTTTGCATTAGGTATGCTATCAGACTTTGCAAGAAATCCTGAATGGTGGAAATATAAATCAACCACTGAAAAAATTATGAAAGCAACTGAGTATTCTGGAATTACTGCTTATTTATTAGATATAAATAGTTTTGCTGAAATAGCTTCTAATAATTATGTAGGTATAAGACCAATGTTAGGACAAAAAAATCCTTTTACAGGAACTTTACCAGATCAAATATCTGAAGTAGGTGGTCCAGCTGGAAGTATAATAGCTGATATATATAAATTATTTGCTGATGATTCATTAGAATTAAAAGATCAGGCAAACATGGTAAAAAGAATGATACCATATAATAATATTTTTTATTTAAAGTGGATGTTTAATGGATTAAAGGATGCAATAGTAGATGATAATAATACTATTCAATATTAAAAAAATATGTTAAGGATTAATTATGGCTATATTAGTTAACGATACGACTCCCAGAAACCAGTACACTGCATCTGCTGGGCAAACAGTATTTGCTTACTCATTTGAAATATTTGAAGTAACAGATATTAAGGTGTTTAAAGGATCAACTCTTTTAACTTTTGCAAGTAGTCCATCAGGTGTTACACAATATTCTGTATCTGGTGCTGGTACAACTGGTGGTGGTAATATTACTCTCGGAGGTGGTGCTACTGTAAATGATATTTATACTATAGTACGTGACATACCAGTTAAAAGAACAACAGACTTTCCGTTATCTGGACCATTTGTTATTGACAGTTTAAATACTGATCTTGATAAAATGATTGGAATGATGGGTGAAAGAGAAGATGAGATATCAAGGTCAATAAGACTAAAAGATGAAGACCCTTCAGCAACATTAACATTACCATTAAAAGCAGATAGAGCAAGTAAAGTACTTACATTTAGTAGTACAGGTAATGTAGAAACTTCTATTACTGCAACAGATGTAAGCACAGTTGCTGGTATATCAAGTAACATAACTACTGTAAGTGGTATAGCTAGTAATGTAACTACTGTTGCTGGTATTTCTAGTAACGTAACTACAGTAGCTGGTAAATCATCAGAGGTTACTTCAGTGGCGGCAGTTGCTAGTTTAATAACTTCTGACTTTGTAAGTGATTTAAATACATTAGCAGTTACAGATGTAATAAATGACATCAATACATTAGCAACTAGTGATATAGTAAGTGACTTAAATACATTAGCAACATCAGATATTGTTAGTGATTTAAATAC